GTCCTGATGGAATCGTAGGTCAGTTGTTAGGCTTTGATGTTGTAGTTAATAAGTATGTAGATACTCCTAACTATGCAGGTGTTGATAAGGCAAGCCTATATCCAATGTTCTTTGGTGATTTCCAAAAAGGTCACGCTATTGTTGATCGTCTAAACATGATTCTTCGTAGATACGATCAAACTCAGCCCGGATTCATCACTTTCTATGGTGAGAAGCGTCTATGCTCGAGCGTTGTTGATCCATTTGCATTAGTAGCGTATCGTTCAACTGGTACTGCTAACGACTAAAGGTTAGGGGCGAAAGCCCCTACCTTTTTTCAAAGGACAAGTATGCCGAAGCCAACACAAGGAATGAAAGAAGAAGCCCGAAAAGGATTAGAGTGGCGAAAAGAATTTCGCAGGGGTGGAACAGAAGTAGGAGTGGCAAGGGCAAGAGATATTATTAATGGTGCTGATTTGAGTAGAAGCACTATTGGAAGAATGGTTAGTTTTTTTGCACGACATGAAGTAGATAAAAAAGGAAAAGGCTTTCATCAAGGTGAGGATGGTTTTCCTAGTGCAGGTCGTATAGCATGGGCTTTATGGGGCGGTGATGCAGGCAAATCTTGGTCAGAAAAGGAATTAGCAAAGATGGAAAACACAATTATTTTAGATGCCATTAAAGAGGCATTAACAAATGGTCAGGCTACTGTAAACCTTAAAGAAGCATCTGCTCTTACTGGTTCAGGCTATAACATTGGTGGACGCACAATTTATGACGATGCGTTTGCTAGTCTGCGTATGGCGAATCCTATTCGCAAATATGCTAGACAAATCACAACAACTGGTTCAGCAGAGGCATTCGTAGCCAAAACAGGTAATGCAACTAACCCAACAAATCCTTGGGGTTATACATTTACTCCTAATGTGGGAACTCCGCCTGAGAATACTTGTTTTTGGCAAATTCCTACTAAGGTTATTACGGCTCAAATTCCTGTAAGAACTGCCGTATTGGATGATATTAATAACTTAGATGGCTCTATCGTTATGGATTTAGCCTTAGAATTTGCTCAACAAGAATCATTGTCTATGATGTTAAATGACGATCAGGCAGGCTCTACAACAACTACAACAGGTGGAACATTAGGTTTGCGTGGTTTAAATTACTACACAAGTGGTGATCCTGCTCAGTTTGGCTCTAGCGGTTCTGCAATTACCGATGGTCTGCATACTGTATTAACTGTAGATCAAGCAGGTGCAACACTAGTCTATGATGATATTACTGCTTTAGCATCTGCTTTGCCTGCTCAATATTGGAACTTTGACACAACCTGTTGGATGATGCATCCGACTACGATTCAATATTTGCGTGAATTAACAGGTGGCAACGGAATGCCAGTATTCCTTGAAGTAGGTAATGCAAACGGATCAGCCGTAGGTTATATTTTTGGACATGAAGTTATAGTAAATCCTTACATGGATGAAGTAGGATCAGGAAAGTTTCCTGTTTACCTTGCTGATTGGTCAAGATTTGTAACGATTGCAGACAGAGAAGAATTTACCATTAAACGATTTGAGCAAACTCAGCCCGGATTTGTAACTTTATTCGCAGAAAAACGAGTTGTGAGCACAGTATGGGATGTGTTTGCAGGGGTTCGCCTTACCTACAATCCATAAAGGTAAATCATGCCAAGCAATCTTTCTAATGGTTCTTTTTATGGGATGCCAAGGAATCCGTTTAGTTACGAGAAAGTCGAGCAGATTAGTCGAGATATTACATCGTCTTGGCTAACTCTTGAAGAAATTACTCAACAATTAAATTTGTTTCAAGACGAAAGTCAAGACAGTTATTTGATTGGGCTTGAATATGCGACCCGTATGGCTATTGAGGACTATTTGGGTATGTCTATATTCCCGATTACTTACAAAGCCTACTATGGGGCTACAAACAATGCTATGGGGATGCAAACTGCCTTTGACTTGCCTGAGGTATCTCAGGGATTTAAAGGTCAATGTGGAAATATAATAAATTCTGTGGCTTTTTATAACGCAGACAATCCGCCTGTTCTAACAACTATTGCATCAACTGAGTACTATTATGATCCTAGTGCTAATCGTGTAATAGTCAATGCTTTTCCTAATAATGTCAGCACTACTATTGCTAATCCTGTGGTGATTAATTGGCAAACTAAGGCTAACCCTCTGTCGGCTTATCCTGTTATAAAACAAGCAGGATTACTATTATTGACTCATTTATACAACAACCGCAGTAACTCTAATGCAAACATAATGTATGACATTCCTTTTGGAGTTACAACATTATTGAAGCCTTATAAACCATTGGTTATGTAAATGTCTATTGCTCGTTACGAAAACATAATAGTAAATAATGTTACTAACGGCATTGATGATTTAGGTCAATATACGACTACTATTACAGAATGGTTTAAGACAAGAGCAATCGTTTCGGATGTCGCTAATAATTTGCGTATATCTGAAAAATATAGGGTTTATCAAGAATTAGTAAATCTTAAATTGAACTATACCCCTTGGGTCAAGCAGATGGTCGACAATCAAGAGTTATTCAGTATTACATGGCGAGGGCAAGATTGGAGAATAACCGACTGCCGTGAAGCCAACGACCGCATGAGTGTTACCTTCATGTGTTATTACAACCAACCTAATACTCCTGTATGACAGTTCAACTTAACCCTGTTGATTACGCACAATGTATTCAATATCAATTAACCGATATTGTTACTCCTGTGCCTGTTTATGCTTTGTTCAACAGGAATTATGCGAATCAAGAAAAGTTTTTGACATGGCAGTTGAGAGATGTACATCAGCCTGTCTATACGGGTCAAACACAAAGTAACAAAGGTATAGATACTCCTACTTTTCAAATATCTGTGTTTGCTCAGGATATGGCAGACGCTTTTAATTTGAGTAATGATATATTACAATCGTTGCATGGTTATTCAGGAATGTTTGGAAACCCAAGCACTTCTGGGTTTTGGGTATCGAAAATAGATGCCTATTGGTTATACAATAGTTACGATAATGAATTAGGATTGCATCAAGTATTTATGGATTGCACTCTATATGTTCCTGCATAAGATAAGATTTATTAACTTACTTTTGATGAGGTAAAAAAATGGCTCTAATTAATAAAGTTCTTCCCGGATATGTAGCAACACTATGGACTCAAGACGATGTAACTCCTACTCCTTTTAGCGTTGCAAATCTTTCTACATGGGCAACCGCAGTAGAAACTATTGTAGGCACTTCAGCAGGTGGAACTGGAACTGTAGGCATTCAAGTTCCAGTAGAAGCAGTTCCCTCTTTTGGTGCTGATGACGCATTCGCCGCTTATTCTATTGCAGGTCAAAGAACTGGTGCAAAGATTACAACCCAAAACCAAGTTACTAGCCTTACTGTAACTGCACCTTGGAATCCTGCTGATCCTGCACAGTTGCTTATTCGTGATGATGGTTATAACGGCACGACTATTCGTACTTATGTTATTGCAGTTTATGATGGCACAGACACAGTAGCGTATGCGTTTAATGCTCGTATTGGCGGAATGCAATGGGACATGAGCCCATCAGCAGAAGGTAAGTTTATCTTCACAATTCATCCAGTAGGAAGCAACGAGTACGGATGGTCTAACTCCTAAGATAGCCCCTTCGGGGGCTTATATATATGACAACACAAAACGCATCACAAGAACTTATAAATTATTTGATAACTCAAGCCAATTCTGGGAATAAGATTTGGTTTGGGTTTCTACAACAAAAAATTGCAGGCATTGATGTAGCCTACAAAATTGCGGTCAATCATGCCGATAAAATGACTCCTGAACAAATAGCCGAATATGTATTACGCTTAAACAATGCGATATATACACGATTAGTTAAGGGCGAGTGATGGCTGACGACATCAACATTGACATTAAACTCACAGGCTTTGCAGAGTTTGATGAGTTGATGACCCAATTAGGCAATGATTTTGGTTATGCAGAATCAGCCAAAAAAGTATTAGTTCCTGCCATGCGTAAAGCAGTTCAACCAATAAAAGATTCTATTTTGCCTTTAGTGCCATACGATGAAAAAAGCAAAGATTATTGGCATCTTAGAGACTCTTTGATTGCTTATGCAAGGCAACCGAAAGATACAGACAAGCGATCCAAATACATACATGAAGATACCGCAGTTGTAGGCATTGTTTCTGTAAAGAAAAATAAAGTAGCAATATCACAAGAATTTGGTAATGCTAGAGTTCCTGCTAAACCTTATTTAAGAAATGGTTTGGCTAGAGGCTCTATAAAAGCAATCAATACTTTCGGCAAAGAACTTGGAGAAAGAATTATCAAATATAGAGCAAAAAAAAGTAAAGGATAAAAAATGAAATTAGCAAGTGCATTAAAGATAAACGCAGATCAAATGCGTATCCGTAGTTTCGAGGTTAATGGGCAACAGTTCAAAGTGCGAGTGCCATTAACAATAGAGGCAGAAGCCTTGTACGAAAAAATTAAAAACCCTGATCCTGAGTTAGTGGAGAAGTATTACAAAGAATTGTCTGATCCTATTATTAGCAAAAAATCTGCAATCAAAAAAGAATCAGAAGAAATCAAATTTGAAGAAAATGATGTAATAGTAGGGAAAACCTCTATACGGCAATTAGCCATAGATCAGGCTAGTTCAGAAATACGAATTGTAGAAACAATCAAACTATTAGTTCCTGCTGATGGTACAAACTTAAAAGATTTGACATACGCAGAAGTACAAGAAGATTTGCCTTTGCCTATACAAATTTCTATAGTAAAAAAGATCACTGAAATTATTAGTCCTAATTACGAGGAGAACCAAAAAAACTAATTGGCTCTATTCGCTCTCAAGTTAAAGCGTATATGTGGGCGAATGGGGCGAATCCTAATACTATTGATGAAGAAACTTTTAGGCAGATATGCGTTATGTATGCAGACGGATTAATAGGAAATAAAGCCATAATAGAAACACTAGGCAATTTGACCGCAGGTGTTTACAATTACATGAGGTCGAATAACGCAAAAGCCTACACACTTAAAAATATTATAGGAAAAGCATACGATTATTTTTACCCTGAACAAGACAAAACAAAATCAGTAAATGATGCCTTGCTGACATATATGAGTCAGGCTAAGGGATTCAAAATGAATCGTTTTAAGGTGAAATAATGGCACGAGCAATAGTCGCAGAACTTGGAGTAGCGTTTACCGCAGATACCGCTAAATTTAAAGCAGGTATGAAAGAAGCGGCGAATGAAGCCAAAGCCTTTCAAGCAGAATTAAAAAAGCAAGCAAGGGAAGCGAAAGAATTACAGGCAACAATGGCGACTGCTTTCAAAGGTATTGCCGTTGGTGCAACGATTGCAGGTGCGGCGATTCTGAAAGCCTTTTCTTATGCAGATCAAATTGACGATACTGCAAAAGCATTAGATTCAACAGTAGAAGCCATTATGGGCATGGGCAAAGCCCTGCAGATGGCAGGCGGTGATGCCAATAATCTTGGAACTTTAATAAATAAATTAGCAGTTAATCAAGACAAAGCAAAAGAAGGTGCAGATGATATTCGAGATGCTTTTACTCGTTTAGGCATATCTGGCAAAGAAGTTGAAAACCTCAAACCTGACGAATTATTTAATCGTGTTGCTAAAGCATTAGCAGATGTTGAGGACCCTACTGCTAGACTGGCATTGGCTACAGAAATATTAGGTCGTTCAGCCAAAGGTGTTGATTGGAAAGAATATTATCAAAATTTTTCGCAAGGAAAAACAGTATCCAAAGAAGTAGCCGAGGCCGTTGAATCAGGTGCAAAAGCGTGGGACAACTTAAAATCTGCAGGAGTATCAGCATTAAACGCAATTCTTGTTCTTGCCAAACCATTAGCAGATATTATTAATCGTTTTGCTGAAATAAGTTCTAGAACAGAAGATCCTGATAAAGCATTTAAAGAAGCCAAATCTCGTATTGATAAAACTGACGAATATTTGAAAGCGAGTCAAAAACGCAGAGGCGAGATGATTCGTGAAGAAATGGCTCGTATGAAAAATGAGCCAACTGTAGCCCCTGTTGTTGCAGGAATGCCTCCTAAAATAGATGCTGGTCCTTATAAAAAACCAGGAGACAAAGAATTTAAAGAAGGTAGCGAAACAGAACGAGTAAAACAACAAACAGAGCAATTACGACAACAATCTGAAATTAATATTAGAAGAATTGAACAACAACGAGAATTAGTAAAACTAACTAATGATGAAAAAGAACTGGTAGAAGCCGTTAATAAAATTAACGAAAACAGAGATAAATTAATTGCAAATGCAGAACAAGAAATAGCAATAGAAAACAAAAAGAAAGATATTAATAAATCTCGTATCGAAGAATTGCGTAAACAAATAGAAGTAATTGAAGAATTACGATCAAAAGAAATAACTGCAACTGTAGAAACTATTAACGCAAGACAGGAAGAACAAAGGTCATTTTCAGCAGGATGGGAGAAAGCGTTCAGAGAATGGTCTGCTAATGCGGAAAATTATGGCAAATTAGGTGCAGATATGTTCAATTCTTTAACAGGAAGCATGAACAAAGCCATTGATGATTTTGTCGATAAAGGCACATTTGCATTTGATAAATTTGCAGAAGGAGTAATAAAAAATATATTGAAAATGGAATTGCGAATGCAAGCAAGTCAATTATTACGATCTGCTATTGGCGGTATTACAAGTCTATTTGCACCAAGCCCTGATGTTTCTAGTATGGCAGGTTATAGTTTGTTTGCAGATGGCGGTCAGCCTCCTGTAGGTGTGCCTTCTATTGTTGGAGAAAATGGACCTGAATTGTTTATACCTAAAACACAGGGAACTATCATACCTAATCAACAAATGAATAACTATATGAATAATCAACCATCTGTTGTTTATAACGGACCATATATTGCTAATATGTCTGCTATTGATACGCAATCTGCAACGCAATTTCTTGCTAAAAATAAATTAGGAGTATGGTCTGCTAATCAATCTGCAAGTCGTAGCCTACCTGCATCGAGGTCATAAATGAGCCTAACAACTATTCTTTCTATTAG